TTGCGGCGGGTAGAAGATATGTAGGTCAGCAGATTGTCAGATTCATAAACTTAAAAATAGGTAAACAGGAGTAATAAACATGGCTGATACCCCAGAAGAGACTGGCGCAGCAGAAGAAACCCCGGAGGAAACCCCGGAGCAAGAAACACCAGAGCAAGAAGCGGAAACCCCGGAGGAAACTCCAGAAGAAACCCCAGACCCACCCAAGGGCTATTGGCCCGAAGATTGGAAAGAGCGGTATGTTGATAAGCTGACTGACAAAGCGGGAAAGCCCCTGGACGATGCGGGGAAGGAAAAAATGATGAAGCGTTTGGCAAGATACGCTTCACCCAGGGCGGCAATGGACGCGATGATCAACGCCCAGAACAAGATATCCGCTGGTGACATGACCAAGATCCCTGGGAAGGACGCATCCCCGGAAGAGATTGCCCAATACCGCAAAGATATGGGGATTCCTGAAGAGGCAAAGGGTTACGACCTGACGTTAAGCGACGGGCTTGTTATCGGTGAAGATGACAAAGAATCTGTTAACAGCTTCCTTGAGATCGCTCACGCAGGCAACTACACCCAGGAGCAGGTCAGTGCCGGGTTGAGCTGGTATTACAAATCCCAAGAGGATGCCCTTGCAGCAAGGTTTGAAGCAGATAAAACCCACAAGGCCGCAGTGGAAGAAGAACTGCGGGAAGAATGGGGTGCAGAGTACAGATCAAACGTAAACCTGATGGCGAATTACCTCGGCACCGATTTTGATGAAGGTGTGGCTGAACTGATTACGGGGGCCAGACTTGCAGACGGAACCCCACTTGCCAACCATCCCGGTATTTTACGGGGTTTTGTGGCAAAGGCGAGAGCGGCGAATCCCATGGGTGCGTTGGTTCCCGGGTCCGGCACAAAGCAACACGACCAAATGGTTGCTGAAATAGAAACGCTTGAAAAGAAAATGGAAGAAGGTGCCTTAAAAGGCAAAGACCAAGAGAGATACCTGAAACTTGTTTCAATGAGAGACAAAGTTCCAGAAAAATAACCCTCACAACCGTTAGCACCTGATACAGAATGGACGGCCCGGCATTAGCCGACACCCCTGAAATGCTGTTTTGGTTACCCTAACCAAGTGTATTCATTAACTTGTAAGGAGATAACAAAATGGCTGAGAATGCTTTTCAGACGATGTATCGTCAGGAGTTTATCAAGAAGTTCGAGCAGAGAGAATCCCTTGTTCGTAAAACCGTAACAACCGAAGCCGAAGTCAAAGGCAACACTGCTGTATTCTTGACTGCCGGGTCTGGTTCCGCAACTGCCAAAACCAGGGGCGCAAACGGGCTGATCCCTGCCAGAGCGGACGATCTTACCCAGACTTCCTGCACACTGGCAGAATGGCATGATCTTGTTCGGAAAAACAATTTTAACATTTATGCAGGCCAGGGCAAACAGCGGGAAATCATGCAGATGACCACCATGGCTGTCGTAAACCGCAAAATTGATGAGGATATCATCACGGCTCTTGAGACTGGCACTCAGTTTGCCGGTACTGCTGCTGAAACCGGATCTCTTGCGCTTATCATGAAAGCGAAGGCGATTCTGGGCAATGCTGATGTTCCCTATGACGGCAATATTTCAATGCTGATCACCCCGGCTTTTGAGGCGTATCTGATGCAGACCAAGGAGTTTACATCTGCTGATTACGTCAACAACAAACCGTTTGAGTCCGGCATGAGCATGTTCCGCTGGGCTGGGGTCAATTTTATTGTTCACCCCAACCTGACCGGAGCCGGGACCAGTGGGGAAATCTGCCTGATGTACCATAAAGACGCAATCGGCCACGGGTGCGACAAAGAGTCTGTCATGACTGCGGTTGGGTATGACTCTGAGCAGGATTATTCCTTTGCTCGTTGCTCCACCTATATGGGGTCAAAACTGCTTCAGAACACTGGTGTTATCCAGGTTCGGCATGACGGTTCCGCTTTTGCTGCCACGGCATAATCAATAATTTAAGGGAGAGATAAAATGGCTTACACTTCAGGAACATTGGACTGTGTTGTTCCAAGGATCGGGGGAGGCCCCGCGATTTGGGTTTATTCCAACACTGACGCTCACACGGATGTGGACGCAACCGGGTATTTTAGTGACGGGGATGACAGGGGCATGGTGCTTAACGACATCATGTTTGTGATTGACACCGACACCGCCACCATCACGATTCACCGGGTATTGTCTGGTGGGTTGTCTATCGGCGCTTCTGGCGCTTAATTTTTAAAACAAAGGATACCCTGGGGGGGGAATTATCCCCCCAGCTCCTTGGAGAAAACAATGGCAAGAGAAATTAAACCAGCTAAAAAACCGACGAACATCGAAGAATCTACCTATGCCCGCACAGTATGGCAAGTCAAACCGGAGATCAAAGCGACTATCCAAGACCTTTTGAACCCGGATTATTGGGCGCACGTCGCGAAACAATTGAAAGCTGGTGACAGGATTGAAGCGGTGCCGGACGACAGGCATTATTTTGCGGAGTTTTTTGTGTTGGCGGCGTCGAGTAATTGGGCCAAGCTGGTTCTGCTGAGAGAAATCACCCTGATCAAAGATAATAACCCGATGGAAAAAGAAGGGTTTATCGTTAAATTCGCCGGGCAACACAAATGGCGGGTGGAAAAAGACGGGGAAGTCCTCAGTAAAAACCACGATGACCAGAAGTCAGCGGCCGCCTGGCTTGCGAATCACATCAAAGATATGAGGTAACATGGCTATTTCCGACACAAACAAGCTGTCTATTTACAACGGGGCTTTACTTTTTCTTGGCGCTCGTCAATTGGATACATTAACGGATAGTGTTGAATCCAGGAGATTGCTTGATGGTGTGTGGGACAGGGGTGGTATTGATACTGTTCTTGAGGCGGGGCAGTGGAATTTCGCCATGAGATCTGCCAAGTACGAATACTCGTCTTCTATTACCCCTTCTTTCGGATATAGCCGGGCTTTTGAAAAACCAGACGATCTTATCAGGGTTTGCGCTGTATGCACTGACGAGTTTTTTAAGGTGCCTTTGCTGAGCTACCTCGATGAGGCTGGGTTTTGGTTCGCGGATCTGGATGAGATTTATGTCAAGATTGTATCAAACGATGGAGACTACGGCACCGATTATTCCCTTTGGCCCCCAAGTTTCAAGAAATATGTCTTTGCCTGGTTTGCGGGGGAAATAGTTTGGAAACTCACCCAGAGTAAAAGCGCGACTGAGTTGGCAGAGACTAAACGGGATAAGCTTCTTATTAAAGCCAAGTCCTTAGATGCGTTCAACGATCCCACCCGGTTTATGCCCCCTGGACGGTTCCGGTCTGCTCGAAATGGTGGGAGGATGAGGGATAATGGACATCGGGGGCAATTGATAGGATGAGCCAAAAAGACAACCATGCACATCTTGCTTTTAACCGTGGCCTGCTGTCAACTCTGGGTTTGGCCCGAATTGACCTGAAGCGGACGGCACTCTCCGCGGAGATCCAAACAAACTGGATACCCCGGGTGTTAGGATCTGCCATGCTCCGGCCTGGTTTTGCTTATAAAGGGACTACAAAAGATAATCTTCCAGCCGTTCATATTCCTTTTGTATTTTCGGCAAGTGACAAGGCTGTTCTTGAATTTACCGCAGATACAATGCGAATCCGTATTGATGATGAAATTTTAACCAGACCATCGGTTTCAAGTGCTGTCATTAACGGGGATTTTACGTCTGATATAACCACCGGGTGGACGGATTCGGATGAATCGGGTGCGGTTTCCAGTTGGTCTGCTGGGTCGCTTGCAATGATTGGCAATAACACCGGTACGGCATACTGCAGACAAGATCAGGAAATAACAGTCGCAGGCGCTGACGAGGATATAGAGCACGCTTTAAGGCTTGTTGTCGGCAGGGGTCCGGTTGAAATTAAAGTAGGGACAAGCCAAGGGGAACAGGATTATTTTGGGTACTCTCTCGGGACGGGTGTCCATTCGCTTTCTTTCACGCCAACCGGGAATTTTTGGGTTCGGATACAATCCAAAGAGAGCTACACTGTTTTGCTCGACAGTGTGAATGTAGAGTCCAGCGGATCTGTAGAAATAGAAACAGATAGAGACGCTGACGATCTGAGCAAGCTTCGATATGACCAGTCTGGGGATATAATATTTATTGCCTGCGCAGGCAAACCTCAGACAAAAATAGAAAGGAGATCTACCCGTTCTTGGTCATGGGTAATTTATGAAGCAGATCAAGGCCCATTCTTGGTACAAAATTTAGGGACAACAACAATCCTGCCAGATGCTCTGAACGGCGACATTACGTTAACCGCATCAGCGTCCTTGTTCAGTTCAACCCACGTTGGGGCGCTGTTTAGTGTGACATCAAGTATCCAAAATGTCGCAGCTGACAATATTGCTGCCGAAAACACCTTCACTGACCCAATACTTGTTACGGGTATTACAAAGACCCGTATCTTTAGCATTGAGGTTTCTGGTGTAACGGACTCTACCATCACTATGCAACGGTCTATATTGGAACCAGGAACATGGTCAGATGTTAATAATTGGACTGCTGATCTTACACGGACCTATGATGACGAACTTGACAACCAGACAGTGTATTATCGGATTGGGATAAAAACTGGTAATTACGGCACAGACACACCCAGCGTAAGTTTGTTAATTGAGTCTGGTTCGATAACGGGGATATGTAGAATAACCGCCGTTGCCAGTGATGTTTCTGCGTCTGCCGTTGCGTTGCAAAGCTTTGGTTCCGCAGCTGTTGCATCTTCTGACTGGTCTGAGGGTAGATGGTCTGAAAAACAAGGGTTCCCAACTGCTGTCGGATTCCATGAGGGGCGGTTATTCTGGGCGGGGAAGGACCGTTTAAATGGGTCGGTATCGGACTCCTTTTATGATTATGACCCTGATTATGATGGGGACGCTGGGCCGATAGATAGAAGTATCGGGCAAGGCCCTGTTGATAATATTAACTGGATAATGTCTGGTAAGACTTTGCTGTTGGGTTGTGAAGGTTCTGTAAAGACTGTGAGGTCATCCGCATTGGACGAACCACTGACTTCTACATCATTAACAATCAAGGACGTAGTTACCCAAGGGACCGCATCCGCGCAAGCTGTTAAGATAGACAGTCAAGTTGTTTTCGTCCAGGGGAGTGGCACCCGGGTTTATGATATGGGGTTTGACAATACAACTTACGACTACGGAGTGGTAGACCTGACAGCCATCGTCCCTGAAGTTGGGGAACCCTCTATCACCAAAATTGTTGTTCAGCGTCAACCCGATACCCGAAACCATTGTATCAGAAGTGACGGAAAATTAGCTTTATTAATCTACGATAAGGTGGAAGAGGTAAAATGTTGGGTGCTGGTTGAGACTGATGGTTTAATTGAGGATGCCCTTGTTCTTCCTGGGACAACAGAAGACGAGGTTTTTTATTTGGTAAACAGGACTATTGATGGCTCTACTGTCAGGTGCTGGGAAAAATGGACGCTGGAAAGTGAAAACAAAGGGGCTGCCATTACGAAGCTTGCAGATTCCCATATAATTTATTCCGGGGTGTCTACCACCACAATCACAGAGCTTGATCATCTTGAGGGGGAAACGGTTATTGTTTGGGGAAACTCAAAAGACCTTGGATCTTATACTGTTTCATCGGGGCAAATCACACTATCTGAGGCGGTCACATGGTGTTGTGTAGGTCTTGGGTATACAGGCGATTTCAAGTCTGCAAAACCAGCTTTGGCCACTGCTCACGGTAGTTCGTTACTCCAAAAGAAATTCATCAACCAAATAGGGTTGTTGTTGGCAGATACTCACGCAAGGGGGTTAACATACGGCCCTGACTTTGACAATTTAGACGGACTACCCGCCAGAGAGGATGGGGTCAGTGTGGATGAGGATCAAATGTG